CAAGACAAACCCAACATTGTCATCAGGGAATCAGCGGCTGAAATTGTGTTCCAAAATGAGCGTGCTTTGTTAGAGGAAGAAGTAGAGTTTGTACAGAAGGTAGAGCTTGAAAGTGGTGTGTTTAGGCTAGCGGATCAAGTCCGCTCAAGTAAGAAGATAATTCCCCGTAAAATTAAACCATTCGGAAAACCATAACACAGGGGGAGTTTGCAATATCAAGCAACTATTTACTAAGGAACAACACTGGCGCTTACGCTGAAGTGTAACTCGTCTTAGAGGAGAAAAGTTTAATGGCTGAAAGAAAGTTTAAGTTTGTGTCTCCCGGCGTTTTCATCAACGAGATTGACAACTCGGAGATCCCAAGAGAACCCGGAGCGATTGGACCCCTAGTTATTGGTCGTATGCCAAAAGGTCCAGCTATGACACCTGTCAGAGTTGAATCTTTTGCAGAATTTGTTGATGTATTCGGGGCACCGGTCCCTGGTGGTCGTAGTGGCGACGTTTGGCGTGAAGGTAACATGACCTCGCCAACTTATGCTGCATATGCCGCACAAGCTTGGTTGAGAAATAACCCTACATTAAGTGTTGTCCGTGTTTTGGGCGAAGAAGACCCCAATGCGTCAGAAGCCAACGGCGGACTAGCTGGGTATAAATTTGGATCAATCAGTGCAACCGATACCGAAGGTGGTGCCTTTGGTTTGTTTGTTTGGCCATCAGCTTCAGGTCCAACGACTGGTGCTAATGTTCATCAAGTTACAGGTACATTAGCTGCTATTTTCTACTCTGTAGATAGTGAAACAGCCGGTGGGCGTATTGTTCTTTCCGGTACAACGGGCACCGGACATCAAACACAAGGTCGTGGCTGCACGCTCATTAAGAGTGATACAAATGGCGAGTTTGTCGCTAGTATTAAGGCTGGTGGTAGCGAAGTTGACAAGGTTAGGTTCAACTTTAACCCCAATAGTGATCGATTCGTTCGTAAGGTGTTCAATACTGACCCAACCTTAGCAAACAGCGCCATTTCGACGGCTAAGTTCCCTGGAACAACGACAAACATTAACTACTTCCTAGGTGAAACCTTTGAAAGACATGTAAACCAAACAGATTTTGCTGAATTAGCTATTACTGGTGCAGTTCAGACTGCTGGTACCTTGATGGGCGCAATAATGCCGCTTCGGAACGACCAAAACGTTGAACAAGAGCAAGCAGATCAACGCCAGGCAGCCTCTAAGGCAACAACTGGTTGGTATATCTCTCAGGATCTAGGTTCAAACACTACCGGCTTTAAGCCTGAGAACATGCAGAAGCTATTTAGGTTTGAAGCTGTTTCTGCTGGCGAAAGCACGATGAGAGAAATTAAGGTTTCAATCACAAATATTACTGCTCCAACGAGTGACTTTGATCCCTACGGTACTTTCTCCGTGATAGTTCGTCGTTTGTCGGATAACGATAACAGACCCGTCGTTCTAGAAAGATACGACAATCTATCTTTGAATCCTGCGGACAAAAACTACATTGCTAGAGAGATCGGTGATCAGTTTGTAGAATATCAAACTTCAGAAGGAGCAAACCGCACTTACGGTAACTATCCAAACAAGTCACGCTACATTCGTGTTGCGATGAACGAGGACGTTGATCGTGCAGTAACTAATCCTGAGTATCTACCCTTCGGTGTCTTCGGACCCGTCAAGTATAGAGACTTTGCAATCGTTAGCGGTGCAGCCAGCTTTGGTACCTTGAGTAACCCAGCAGCGACTAGTCGCCATGTGATGGTTGATGGTGGTGATCAGGTGGCGTTTGGTGTTGACGGTGGTCACATTGGTGGTGCCGGCGGCGGTGTTCTTTCAGGGACGGCAGCAGCACAACAACTAGCAGTTGTTATTCCAAGTCTCCCGCTTAAGATTAGTTCATCTGACGGAAGTCCAAACAGTCCCAAGAATATTTACTTCGGTGCTTACACTGGTAAATCATTCTCGGATAACAGATTTAGTACTGAAGTCATTGATCTACTTAGAGCCCGTTGTCAAGGACTTAACGATTCTAAGTCGCCTACCACTAACCTCGACATCGGCGCAGAGCCAGGTGCTCAAGGTCGCAACGGTGGCTTTATCGGTCAAGACACAAATGCAGGATCAAGCCCACTGCAACACATGTGGTGCTTCTCCTTGGATGATGTTGGTCCCGTAAGTGGATCGACGGATGCGGCTGTATACCGACGTGGTAAGCGTGCTGCGGACTTCAGCTTCACGGCTGGTGCTAAAGTTCCAACCGAGAACGGACAAAATATTGTCTCTGCCTCCGCTGCATCTGCTTCGTACAAGCGAGTGCTAGAGAAAAACTATAAGCAGTTTACGACTTGCTTGCACGGTGGTTTTGATGGCTTGGACATCAAAGAGCGTGAACCATTTGCTAACAGAAACATTGGAACGACAGAAAAGAGTAGCTATGAGCTTCACAGTTTACGTCGGGCTATTAATGTTGTCAGAGATCCAGAGGTCGCTGAGTTTAACATTATTACTATCCCTGGCGTTACCGCAACTGGCGTAACTGATTACCTACTAGACGTTACCGAGGATCGTGGGGATGCAATTGCTATCATCGATCTTGAGAAGGTATATGAAGCACAGAGTGAGAATACGAAGAGCTATAAAGATCGTAACTCATTCTCGATCTCGCAGGCTGTTGACTCACTTCGTGAAAGAGGTATCAACAACAGTTACGGCGCTTGTTACTATCCTTGGGTTCGTATCCAAGATACCGTTAGCGGACAAGCTCTTTGGGCACCACCTTCGGTAGCAGCCCTCGGTGCCTTCTCGTTCAATGATCGAGTTCGGGCTCCATGGTATGCTCCAGCAGGCTTTGCCCGAGGCGGTCTCTCCGAGGGTGCCGGTGGTGTGCCAGTGCTTGATGTTTCAAGACGACTAACATCTGACGAAAGAGATGACTTGTATGCTGCGGGTATCAACCCAATCGCACAGTTCCCGGCAGAGGGTATTGTGATCTTTGGACAGAAAACGCTTCAGCGCACTCGGTCAGCACTAGATCGTATCAACGTCAGACGCTTGATGGTGTTCTTGAAGAAAGAAATTAGTTTCATCGCAAGTCGAATGTTGTTTGATCAAAACACTCAGTCAACATGGAACAGATTCATTGGGCAAGCCGAGCCAATCCTTCGGAGTGTTCAGTCGAGATTCGGTCTGGAAGAATTCCGCCTAATCTTGGACGAATCAACGACAACCCCAGACTTGGTTGACAGAAACATTATCTACGCTAAGATCTTGTTGAAGCCAACCCGGACTGCTGAATTCTTTGCAATCGACTTTGTGATTACAAATACTGGTGCTTCGTTTGCAGATTAATCAACAAAGCACTATATATTTTAAGGGAGTAAATTAGAATGCCAAATGCAGGTGAAGGAATTTTCTGGGGAGATGCTCAGTCAGATCCAAAAAGAAAATATAGGTTCTTTTTCTATCTAGGAGGAGTTCCTGTCTGGGTTGTTAAGAGTGTGTCGGCTAAACCAGAGGCTACTATTGCTTCTACAAGTCACACCTACTTGAACCACGAGTTTAAATACCCAGGTCGTGTCACTTGGAACTCTCCAATCAGTGTTACCATGGGCGACCCTGTTGAGCCAGATCTTGCAAGAACTTTAATTAACATTGTTCGTAAGTCTGGGTATGATTACCCAACGGGTCCCGGTGCTATCAGAACTACAAGTAAGGGCAAGGCCATTGAAGCTCTTGGAGGCGCAGTCCGCATCGTCCAGCTTGACGCCGAGGGGAACGAAATCGAAGTCTGGGAACTTAAGAACGCTTGGATTGAAAAAGTATCCTTTGGACAAGCATTGAGTTACGAAGACGACGCACTACAAGAACTTAGTGTGGATATTGCTTATGACTGGGCAGAGCTTACGAGAAGCGCAGGAAATGCAGTAGCTGGTTACGCAGGAACTGAGTAACTTAACACTGAATTGATATTAGAGTATACTAGAGACTACATCTAGGAAAGGTTTTATTTATGAGTAGAAATCAAGAGCGTATGGGTGTACCGGATCTTCAAGATGAAGGCGGCAGCCCTGCGCCAACTCAAACATCTGGTGCGCAAATGGAATGGTCAGTTCCTACAGAGATGGTTGATTTACCATCTAAGGGAAAAGATTATCAAGAGCCCCATCCACTTGCTGGCGTTGATCAAGTAGAGATTCGTTTCATGACGGCAAAAGAGGAAGACATTCTAACCTCCAGATCTCTATTAAAAAGTGGACTGGCTTTGAATCGTTTGATCGATAGCTTGGTCATCGATAAGAGAATCAAAGCAAATGATTTATTGACAGGTGATCGAAACGCTATTTTGGTCGCAGCTAGAATTACTGGTTATGGCGACGAATACCCAGTCAGGATGGTATGTAACAATTGTTCAGCAGCATCAGAGCAAACTTACAATATCAGCGAGATTAGGAAATTTAGATATCAAGATCTAGATTCGGTCTCTGTCAGTAGAAACTCTTCGACAGGGTATTATGAAACAACTTTACCTAAGAGCGGCTATAAGGTTGAGTTTAAACTGTTGACCGCTGGCGATGAACTTAAAAACGCCAAGAAAGCGGAACAGAGAGCTAAACACAAACTAAAC